AATGGTGATCTAGAAGCGCAACAACGACTGGTTGCTAAAGTACAAAATGAGATAATGGATATGGAGTTAACTCATGCTGAACAAATGATGATAGCAGATATGGCTAACTTCGACTTACAAGAAAAAAATATAGAAAAAAATCTTAGAAAAACTTTAGCAGGTATGGGCGCAGAAGGAGCAGCAGCGGAAAAACTCTTTAAAGACAAGATGGAAGACTTAGCTTATGAATTAAGTGCTAGAAAAAAATTAAAAGAGCTAATAGTAGGATTAACTGATGATATTAATGGTGGACTAGCTAACGCTATTCAAAAACTTTTTGAAAACGCCGCAACTAGAGGTGCTTCTTTAACTGATGGTATTAAAGAAATAGGATTAGGAATGTATGAAGACATACGTAAAACTATTGTTAGTCAGACTATTGTTACTCCTGCTCAAGATATGATGAAGGGTTTTATAGGAGATATTACTGGATTTGACCTTGATCAAAAAGGTATTGATAGTGTAGTATTAAAAGATGGTAAAGTGCCTGTTACTATGGGTGGTGGAGAAGAAGATCCTATTGCTAAAGTAAAAAAAGATATAGAAGAAAAAGGTGAAAGCTTCTTTACTGGCTTTAAAGAAAAAGCTAAAGGAGCATTTGATAGTATAAAAACAAGTCTTGGTGATTTTGGCAGCAAAGCCATGGAAACATTTAGAGGTTTAGGTAGTGGTATTAAGGATTTATTTACTGGAGAAAATGGTATCCTGTCTGGTTTAGGTGGTATGTTTAAAGGACTAATGGGTTCTGAAGGTGGTGGAGGTCTTTTCTCTAGTATAACAGGTATGCTAAATATGGGTGCCGGTGGTGGAGGCTTTAATTTTGGATCTCTATTTGGAATGGCTGCAGGAGCACCTATGGCTACTGGCGGTTTAGTAGGTGTTAGAAGTATGGCAGCTGGTGGACAAGTAAATGCACTTCGTGACCGTGTGCCTACCATGTTAGAGCCTGGTGAGTTTGTAATGCGTAAGCCTGCAGTTAAGTCTATCGGCGCAGGCAACTTAGGAAAAATGAATGCTACTGGCGCTGGTGGTATAGGTAACGTACAATTTAATATTGTTAACCAAGGTGAGCCAAAAGAAGCAGAAGAACAAGGACAACCTAAATTTGAAGCTGATAAAATAGTAATTGATGTAGTAATGAAAGATTTAGCTTCTAATGGGCCTATTAGACAGGCTATGCGAAATGGATAAGGAAATATAATATGGCTACCTACCCTAATGATGCTACAGCACCTATAACAGCTTTTTCTGTAGTAGCTACAGAAACCTTTAATAACACAGGAGTAAGTAGAGTAGCTTTTAACTTACCTAGTGTTGTTAGTAATAAAGGAGAAGTAACTGTTTTTGATGTAGGTGTATTACAGTCTACAGCTGGTTATAATTTAAGTAATTCAGGAGCTACAATAAATTTTGCTACTGCTCCTAATTCTACACAACTAATAGTAAAAACTATCACACTTCCTAGTAGGTATCGCTTAACTAGAAGTTTCCCCCAAGTGTCAGCTGTTGATTATAGTAATACAGCTCCCACAATAGTTAATGGTAACACTTATATTGTAGACGGCTCTACTGAAAGTTTTTCTTTTCCTGCTAGTGTTAATGTAATCAGTACTAGTGATTTTATGGTATATGTATCAGGTGTATTTCAACAACCAGATGCTTTTACATATCCTTCTGTTGATCTAGCCTATCAAGGTATTGATATTGGTGATAATAATTCTGTTAATTTATTAACTAATTTTGCATCTAACTTAACAGATTCTAGTCCGGCAGCCCATACTATTACTATAAATAGTGGATCTGCGTCTTTCAACCAAAGTAATCTAGTACTAGATGCAACAAAATATTTAAGTTCTCCTTCTAGTAATTCCTTTCATATAGGGCAAGAAAAATCATTTACTTTTGATACTGTCATAACCCCTGATGCTGGTTCTAGTATGAGTGCAAACCAAACTCTACTATCACGTTTTCAAGATTCTAGTAATTATTATGTAGTAAGAACTATAGGAGCAAACGCTACTGTAGGTATGATTATAATGAAAGATGGATCAGTAACAGAAGCTTACGGAGGTAACTGTAATGGGGGTAGTACTTATAATATAGCAGTATCCTATGATAAGCAGGATGCTAATTTACGTCTTTATGTAGGCAATACATTAGTACAAGCAGTAAATTATAATCCTTCAGTTGATCGTTTTATTAATTCACCTTTAATTATTGGTGCTAATGCAGCTGTTGCCGGAGGATCTGCCGCTAGTCAAGAAAGATTTAAAGGTAAGATAGAGTATATACGTATGGCTGATGGAGGCAGATATAGATCTGATATTATAGATTCTCCTGCTACTACTGCTACTGTAATTGGTGGGGCACCTTTAGGAGCTTTAGACTTACATGACTCTTTATCTATTAGAATATTTGATTCTGCAGTAGTAACTCCTGATAGATTTAATTCTATGGCCGATAGAAAACCTGATTCAGGATTTACTACTACCAAAAAATTTCAAGTAGCTACTTTTAAATCACAGGCTGGTTACGAAAAAAGAAGATTACAGTCTAGAAGACCTTTGAGAGCCTATGATTTAGCTTATACTAATATAACTGGTGTAGAAAGAACAGCTATTGAAAATTTTTATAATGCTAGAAGCGGAGATTTTGAATCTTTTAGTTTTGACTTGTCACATTTAAATGAAAGTGGTACAATTACTACAAGATTTGAAGGAGACTTACAAATAAGTCAAGTTTTGTCTGCAGGCACAAGTCTAACAGAAAACTTTTATACAGTTAGTTTTAAACTCCAGGAGACCTATGACTAATGACTGCTAGAAATTATGATGTAGTACTAACTGTAGCAAATGCTACAGATTTTAGATCGGGTAATGCTATAGTAGGATCTACTAGTGGCACTGTAGGTTATATTGCTAATGTAAATGCTACTACAAAACAAATAAAAGTTAAATTAAATAATGTTATACAAGAATATACAACTACTGAAACAGTAACTTCTAGTAGTTCTATTGTAGGAGGTTATTTTGTTAATACTACTGTATTTACTCCTGTACTAACAGTTACTAATATAAGCGCTGCTGTAGCTGCTCGTACTGCAGGAACATATACTATAACTACTACAGACTGGTCAAGTAATGGCGATGGTAATAGTGCTACTTTTTCTATAGTAGTTGACGGATCTGGAGCTGCTGCTGTTACTATTACTGCAGGTGGTGATAGATTTATTATAGGCGAGACTATTACTATTGCAGATAGTAAACTAGGTAGCGGCGGTGCAGCTGCTTTAACCTTTAATGTACAAACTATAGGTGGAGTAAGTGGTCGTACTATAACAATTACTGATATAACAACAGACAACCCTGGTGTTGTAACAGCTGCTAATCATGGATTTACTACAGGAGATTCTGCTAGTTTTGCTGGTGTAGTAGGTATGACAGAAGTTAATGGTAATAGTTATACTATTACAAAAATAGATGAAAATAGCTTTAGTATTGTTGATACTTCTGCATTTACACCCTATACACGCGCAGGTAGTGCAACTGTTCTTCTTATACTAACAGTTGCAGATACTACAGAACTTCGTGCAGGATTAGTACTTTCGGGTACTGGGTATACTAGTTCACAAACTATTACAAGTGTAGATAGCTCTACTACTTTAACTATATCTAAAGCTGCAGACAGTGTTCCTAGTGGGGTTTTAGCTTTTATAGGTGGTAGTACACTAACCTCAATACCTTTTATTGCTAATGTGTTTATAGGTAGTCAACAAACTGCTACAACTACTATTGCGTCTCAATTACCTAGCCCTTTTATAGCAGAAAAAAATGCTTTTACACAAAATCCTATAGTAAGACTATATGAAATATACTACCCAGGTGAGTGGTTTCCTATTGATAGATTTGGAAATCCTACAGAGGATGGTGATGGTAGAGCATGGCCAGTAAATTTTCCTTTAAAATTTGCAGACGTAGCGGGTGATCTAACAGCTGATTTACAATATAACGTAACCTATGACGGTGATTCTTATATACCTTTTCCTGTTGATATATCTAACATCTCTCAAGGTACTGATGGAAAAATCAATGAACTTAATTTAACTATTTTTAATGTAGACAATATTATATCAACTTTAGTTGAAGATCCTTTTATTGTAGGTAATAATATAACTTGGTCTTGTGTAGCTAATGTTAATGGTAATCCTTGTCATGGAATTGATCCCAGAACTATTAACGCACTACCTGCAGATGTAGGTGTTGCAGGAGAGCAAGCTTTTGATACTTTAACTAGAGCACGCGCTAATGGTTTTAGCTATAGTGATACTATAGTAGGATACTATGGACAAGCTAATGCCTCTTGGAATTATGAACAAACTATAGCTTCTGCAGCTACTGACGGTACTAAAGGTGTATGGAGAGCACTTAAAGATGATTCTAGAGATTTACAAGGAGCTGTAGTAAATATTAAAACTACTTTTGCTAATTTTCTTGATGTATGGCCTGAGCATAGTAGTGTTAAATATGTTTCAGGAGATGTTATAGAAGTACAAAACTCTATGCCTTATAGAGTAGGAGATACTATCAAATCTGCAAGTAGTACTAATACTGCAACTATAAATACTATAGAAGAGAATAGATTTTTATTTATAAGTAACGCATTAGATCCTAGTCCTAGTGTTGGAGAAAATATTTTTATAGTTAATGCAGATGCTGATACTGAATCTTTTATGGAAGACAGATTCAAAATAAATCAGTTAGAATCTTTAGGAGAAACAACGGCATCATTTAATTTAGTTACTTGGTTACAATATTTTAAACAAGTAACTCCTAGACGTAAGTACTATAAAAATACTTGTCAATGGCAATATAAAGGTGAAGGGTGTCAATATCCTGGTCCTGCTGGCGGTACTATACCGGGAACTACTCTTTCTGCTAATACTAATCCTATTACTGTTGATAATACAACTGCATCTGGTCCAGAAGGAGATATATGTGGTAAAAATATTCTAGCTTGTACTCTTAGAAATAACTCTATACACTTTGGAGGCTTCCCTGCAACAGGACGTACAATCCCCAAACAATAAAATTAAAGGTTGTATACTTCCTTGGATG